TCGTGGAGATGCCAGTTTAACTTTCTTAACTAATTTAGGATTTAACCCAAGTTTCTCGAGTTGATCTTTAAAATCTTCCTCAGTAAAACTTGACATATTCTCTGCAGTAACATAAGATTCTGTCTCTGAGGCTGAGTAGCTTTGAACTTCTGGTGTATAGTGAGAAGCTTGTAATCTTGAAAGAACTTGCTGTTCGTAATTTTCTATCCGTATTCGATTTCTTCTTCTAACATCAGTGTCAAATTCACTTCCAGGTTCCGGTTTAAATTCATCATCAGTATCAGTTTCAGAGTTAGGTTCTCTAAGCCGACCCATTTGAGACACTGCTAAATAGTCTGAGTACATAAATTTATTTTCTTTATTTGTACCTAATAATTCATCTATATCTAAATGCCGGAAAGGAAAATCGTGTTCGAATTTAGTTGAAGTTTTATTTCCGTCTAAATCTTCCACAAGTACACTACCTGTAGTTTCAATTTTCTCGTACATCTTAGAAAAGAGAGTTTTATTAGCACTTAAGAAGGCTTTATGTTGCTCATAAGTATGTTTGATTAAGTGTAGTACCTGATCATAATCTAGTACTTCGGTATACACACCGTTTACTTTCCTATGAAATTCAAATACACCAAAATCAATTTCCTTAGCAAGGTCACCATGATTTTCCAGCTTACTTAAATCTAAATCTCTCTCGTACACACCCATTCTATTGGGATCTTTACAATATTTAGGTTTAATAGTCACCGTTAAATCTATATCAATTCTACGTAAGAGAGCCTCTTGTGAAACAATAGTTTCTACTTGAAATGTATCTCTGTTTGTAGTAGTAAATATAAATGGTGACCTAAAGTATCTCCTACCTTTGTTCTCCATACCAGCATAGTGCAAGGGAAAAGCAAAGGTATTTTTAGCTCTAATCATTTCTAAAGCAGCATCTGCAGTATCTCCTAGGAAGGATCTCTTTTGCAAGAAATCATCCCAAATAACTGCTATTGCATTTTCATAATAACCTTCCCAATGTCCATTTTCAGAAATTCTGTTGCAGATAAACATATCAGGGTCCTTCTTAAAGGCTTCCCAATCCTCCGCCGAACAGTGTTGTTTTACAGCGAAAGCAGCAGATGTGTTAACAATAAGAGTTTTCTGTATAGCTGGTTTACCACTGAAATTTACCCACACTGGATCCATACGGTATCCAGCTAGGCCTAAATTAGAATGTTGAAATTCTTTTATTAGTACATTGAGATCATTCATTGAAGATCTCAACAAGTTGATACCATTACTAGTGAACCTATTAGACGGTGTTGCTTTATAAACACTAGCAGCTTCACAATATAAACTTTGCAGTTTTTCCAAGTTTGTGCTAGTATAGTGAAGCTTACCACTATTTGCTTGATTTAAAATATCAGCAACTCGTGATAGGATAGAATCTATAGCTACTTCACCACTTTTAAGGAGTAAAACTCCTTCTTTCTTAAAGATAGCGGAACTAATCTTAT